CCCGATGGAATCTCGATTTGATAGTCTTCACGTTTAGCCGCCGCTGATGTCATGCCCTGTTGCAGCTGATTCCACAGCCCGGAGCGACCACAGATGAGTGGTTCGCTGGCTCTGAACGATTGGACGACTGAATCGGCCTCCGCTAGCGTGAGTTTGATTCCGTAGTTGGCGGCCATATCAACGAATTGATCCGCTCCAGCCCCGTAACCCAGCGACAAAACGCGTGCTTTCGCGAGTGCATAGCGGTGGGCATCCTCGTTTTTGAGCTTTCCGCCTGTCCACCCCATGGATGTGCGTGCGTGGGCCTCATAAATCGCCATGCCATCCCGTAGTTTCTGCAGAAGCGGCTCATTTCCCGCCAGCCAAGCCAAGCATCGTGGTTCGATCTGACTCAAATCGGCGTTGATGAACTTGTATCCGGGCGGTGCCTTCAACAAACTGCGGAAATCCACGCCGAACATGGGTTTTGACGGCAGGTTTTGCACGTTGACACCGTCTGCCCCGGACCAGCGTCCTGTCACGGAGGCCCCGAAGTAGAGCAAACCGAAGTTCATGTCCTTTGCTGAGGTAACGCGGGCTCTCATTGCCTTCAGACGCTCCAGCAACGTGTTGGTTCTGCGGTATTCACGCATGGCGGCCACCCACGAGTAGGTGTCCCCATACTTATCCTCCCATGCCGCGCAGTCTGCGGAGTCTTTTGCGAGGCTTGGGGGAGGTTCGATGCCTACTTTTCGGCATTGTTCGGCCAGTGCTTTAGGGCTGAGGGGTTTTTCTTCACCCTCGTGATACCATGGTAGCTGTGTCCCTGCTTCCCAGTTACGACGAGCCAGTTCTGGTATGGCTTTGTCAAGCTCTTCAACGTCGATCGGGATGCCGTCCCATGCGATCATGCGGGTGTGACGTGACAGAAGACGTTCATTGTCAGGCCATTGGTCGCTGAGCTTCAGCCACAGGTCGAGGGTAAGCTCCGAGTCACGCATGGCGTAACGGGTAACTTCTTCCCGGAACTCTTTGGTCATTGACTCCCATTTCTGTCCCTTCATTGCGGTTCGCGTCTCCTTCGACACCTCCTCATTGAGGAAGAACTTGGATGCTCCGGCTAGATTGCGGGGTCCACCAAGGTAGGCGCAGAGGTCTGCGGTGCAGTGAGTCACCTCTGGGGCTGCTGTTTCCGGGATGATGTGCGACTCGCGGAGGCGCTTCATGATGAGCTCGTCAAAGCTCGCGTTGTGGTGGAGCCATTGCCAGCCTTCACCGCTGATCTGTGACCAGTCGAAGTGTGCTGGGGGTCCGGCATACTCGATGCCGGTGTCTGTTTTGATCGTCACCATGTAGGCGTCAAACCGAGAGTCGAAGATGTAATTCCTCGTTCCTTGGATGGTGATGCCGTATGTGTCGTCGTAGTAAGTTTCAAAGTCGATCGCCGCTGTTTTCATGTAGTTCGTTGATAGTGAAGGCGGAAGGAGTCACCTTCCGCCCTTGGTTCATTGCAGTTTGGTGAGCTTATATCAAGCTCGTTCGGTTTTCGGGAACAGCTTGTGAGGTCTGTTGTCAACAAGATTCCCGACGTGGGCTGCATCTAGCAGGATGTTACAGCCTGCTGCGATGTGTGCTAGGTGTGACTGGCCGGATTCTGGGTCGTTGTCCTCGCCGGACGACCATGCGCTCATGTGGCGCAGGATAGCTCCGACGTAGGTCATCGCTTCGACCTTGTTCTCTCTCCAGTTCCACGGGCCATATTTACTGGCTCCGAGGGACATCACCCACGCTGTCTGGGACAGCGCGTATGGGGGGAGAAGATGAAGCGGGCACTTCAATTTACCCGCCTCACCCTTTGGGTCGATCATTCCAAACGCCACAATCTCGCTTTTGTTGGGTTTTCGGGACATACGCGGATGGCTAGAGAGATGTTATTCCGGCTGGCCAATGTGTGGAGAGACTTCACCAGACTCACATCCACCATAACCGGTTCCGGTTTCACAGGCTTCAGACTGCGTAGAAACGCCGAGATTGAGGTCGAGTTCAGACTGGCTTTCTTTTTCGAGTGTTTCTCTGGCTTCGGTGATGCGGTCGTTGACATATTTATTGAGGGTCGCTGTGAGGGAGTTGAGTCGAGCTAGGACTTCAATGATCTGTTGTGGTCCGAACTGTGCTGGGGACAGCTGGCGGTCGAGGAAGAATTGGATGTCGCCATCCTTCTTTTCCAGAACGACGAGGCCGACGCTGGTTCCGTCCTCAAGGTCAACGAGTGTTTGAAAGTGAGTGCTCGGGAGAGCCATCTCAGGGGAGGTATTGGTTTGGTCTTGGTCCATAGGTATCTTTATCTTGGGTGTTGTTTTGGTGGTGGTGGTTCGGGGGCCCCCTTGACGGAGAGCCCCCGGAGTTGGTTTGGGTTATTCGCCGCGACGGATGGCGTTGGCGATCTCTGCGTCAGCGTCAGACAGACGGCCACGGAAGGTCGGCACTGGAGTTACCCATGTGCCCTTCGAGCCTTTGTTGACGCTGGAGGTCAGACTCCACTTGCCGGTGTAGAGCCCCTTGCGGAGTGTGAACTGGCGAGCGGTGAGGAGAGCCTTGCCGAGGCTGGTGTAAGCACTGCGGCCAACGCTGTAGATCACAGGAGCCCAGAGGTCTCCGGCGATTTCATACATGAACAGGTCGCGAACTGCTTCGGCATCTTCCATCGTGTCAAGGGACGGGTCCTTCTTGATGAGCATGAAGATGTGGGCCAACTCGGAGAACTGGTAGTCTCCGAAGCCGACTGTCCCGCCTGCGGCACGCACTTCTTCAGCGCTGTCATAGACAGCTCCGCGCTCGGTGTCGCCGTATGGGCGCTTCTCTTGGAACTGCTTCTTGATCGACAGAGCGATGAACTCCAGCGGACGCGGAATCAGGCAGGTTTTGTTGAGGACGAACTCTCCGAAGCCGAACTTGTCAGGCAAGTCACCCGTGCGTTGCACGAGGTTGAGCCGTGGCAGGCGCAAATCAGAGAGGTTGACGTCACCCTGAACGTCCGAGTCAGAAGCAGCGGATACGCTGGTGCTTAGTGCGGCTGGAGCTACGGTGGCTGGGGTGTTGTCCCGAACTGAAGACCCTGCTACAGGGACGTCTTTTGGGGAGTCATAGACTTCCACTTCTTGGCTGGTTTCAGCTGTAGGAGTGGCGCGACGGGCGAATGATGTAACTGGCATATATTTAGGTTTTCTAGTTTCGTAGGTTTTGTGGTTTCTTATCTTACTTACTCCTGATTGGGTCTAGTTTGTGATAGACCCCTTCAGATACCAAGGCCCCGGCATCTTGGAGACGATCCGAGAGCAGAGCCTTGTATTTCGCCTTCTCGCCCCGTGGGGCTGATTCGGTGAAAATTTCTTCGAGCTTGCCGATGCTGACACCGGTAGCGCAAGCGAGCATGTCTTCCCATGCCACTTTGTCTTTGAGTGCCTCGTAAGCGAGCAGCGCATTGGTCACTCGGCGTGGCTTGTTGACTTCAACGAGGCGGAAATCTTCGGGGACGACACCCTCTGTGAGGGCTTGTTCGAGAGCCGCTGTCTGGACATCCTCAGCCCATTTCGCTGCGATCTTTGCAGCGCGGAGCAGAAGGCCCATAGTTTTTGGGTCGCGGATTTCACCGGGGCGCATGATCGGGTCGTCAAGAACTGCGAATACTGGATCGAACTTCGAGGTGATCTTGATGAGCTTGCGAGCCAGAGGGCGGCAGCGAGCGCGGTTCCCACAGAAGTCACAGGCTTCGCATAGGGGTGTGAATAACTTTTCAACGTCGGAGGAGAAGAAGTCCATGCGTGCCAGCTTTGCCCGCTCGATGACTTGCTTGATCTCCAGTCCGATGGACTCCATGTCCTTGTCGCGGTCCCATGTGTGGAAGGAGATGGTGTCCAGCTTCGGCTGAACGAGGTGGACGGTGATCTCCTTGATGCTTGGATACATTACCCAGACGCCATACGCATAGGCTTTCATCTGGATGTTTTTCTCCGCCGGACGCACGGGCATGATGCCGAACTTGAAGTCAACGATGTCGGCCTTGCCGTCAGGCTTGATGATCAGAGTATCGAGGAAGCCCCATTGATCGAAGACTTCAACGCAGATTTCCCGCTTGATCTCGATGGACCCCTCTGACACGTCGGTTTCGTATCCGACTGCCATCTCCACGAGCATCTTTTCCTCGTCGGTGAGGCCGGTCGTGTCACCGGTTTCACAAGCAGCATGGCAACGGGTGCCTTGCTCAGCAGCTTTCATCGCTGAGGCGCTCGATGACCCACCCTGATAACCGGGGCAGATTGAGAGGCTATCAAGCTGCGATGGTGAGAAGGCGGCGTGACCGCGCTCTCCGCTTTTCTTGACTGCATCTTCACCTGTAGAGGGTGCTGCTGGGGCTGGTGCTGGCGTAGGCTCTGGTGCTGCAGCTACGGGTGCTTCGGCCTCCACTACGGGAGCCTTCTTCGACTTGCGCTCACGCTTCACCTTTGGGACTTCGACTGCTGCTGGGGCTGGTGGCTCAGCTACGACGGGGGATTCGATGACTGTAGCATCGACGTTAACGACGCCCTCTTTTACGGGGGCTGGGTATGTTGGTGTTCTTGGCATAGTTGTAATAAACGACTTTTTGTGCAGGCGAGTCATGTTGTCAATCTTGATTTGCACAGCTTCTAAAACTTTTTCTTCGACGGTTCCGGCAGCGACCAATACCCGGTTTATCGGGTCAGACTTCGCCCCGGCGCGGTCGATTCGCCCGAAAACTTGGTCCATAACTTTCGCGTTGTAGCATGGAGAGATGAGTGATTCGCGTGGGCGAACTGCGGTTTCTGTGTGATGTAGGTTCACACCGGTTCCGCCAGCTCCGATGTTACACACCAGAACGTGTATCTCATCATTCTGGAATGCGTCCACGACTTGCTGGCGCTTTGCGGCGCGGGCTTCCTCACCCCAGACTTTCCCCGCTGTGACGTGGTCTGTCTCCAATAGATCGCACAGGTAGCGCACGCTCTGGTTGAAGTTCAGGAACACTACGACCGATTTACCTTCCTCAAGGCGGTCAAGGACCATTTGCCGGATTTCGGGCATCTTGAGAAGCTCTACTTTTTGACGAGCTCTCGTCAGCTTGACGACGGCTTCCGCTGGGTTGCCTTTGAGTTTGATCTTCTCCTCGACCTCCTTGTCAATGACGACTTGAAGCTCGTCATGACACTCGTCGAGCAGGGCTTTAATCTCCTTCGTGCTACCGAACGAGACTGGGTCGTAGATGATTTGACCGTTCGGGAAGAACTCCGCAAGGTCTTCTCGGGTCAGCATGTGCCCGTGTTCCGGGTAGATGAGGCGGCGCAACCTGTCTAGGTGCTCGTCGCTGCCACGGCGCTTGATAAATTCAAGGGCTCCCCACGCGTTCGTCACCGCCCCGAAGCGCATTGCCCACGCATAGAAGTCCTTGAGGATGTGGAGGCCGAGCAAGTAGCCGATGCCGCGCATCTCCACGGGGTTCTCACACGAAGTCGCGCTGAGCATCAGCGTGGGCAGGGACTTAGCTGCGAGCAGCATCTTCGTGTTCTGCGTGTAGTGACCTTTGCAGGCGTGAACCTCATCGAAGACCACGAGAGTCTTCGGAGGTAGATTGAAAACGAACGAGCCTTTGTGCCAATCCCCGAAGCCCGACTTCCCTGTTCTGAGCTTCTCATAGTTGATGATGCCCACGGCTGTGGCTCCCTGTTCCTTGAGAACGCGGGACCAGTTAACCAGTGTGGCCTTTGGTGCGATGACGAACACGTTGTGACCAAGCTGCTTGGCCACTTCCGCAGCGCATAGTGTCTTGCCTGTGCCCGTCTTCGATGAGTCTAACGCCGCACGGTGGCGGTTGATGATGCCAACAAGCGCGTCAATGTGCGCCTGTTGTTGGGGGTATGGTGTTTTCATTTCAATGTTTTTGCGAACTCCCAGATGAGGAGTGAATCTGCGGTTGCGTGGGTGACTTTGACGAATGGGAAACGCTTCTGCGCCTCCCCTTTCAAGACGTTCTTCCATGCGGTGTATCCGCCAGCGGTGGCCTTGGTTCCAAGACGGAAGTGTTTCTGCCATGAGTGAGGATCAACCTCAACGATGCGCATCCCCAGTGCCAGCGCCGCTCCGGTCAGGATGCCTGCATTGCGGTGCAGCTTGGCCATGCTGGCTCCGCTGACACGTCCTCCGGGCACGGCGACAAACAAGGGCAGCTTCTCGATGACGAGCATGGGAGTGCCCGATACTGAGCCGAGCGTGACCTCTTTCAGAAGCCCGACGACGTCGGCCTCCGTGTCAGGCATGGGGACAATGAGGACTGGATTGTCTTTGGTGACGTCTCCTGCGACAATTCCGCCGCTAAGACCGGGATCAACTGCGATGATGGTTTTCATAGGGTGTTATCTGGGGTGATGCCGAACCACTCAACCGCGTCAGGTAGAAGCACAAGACCTTTGTAGTGGGCTTGCAGGACTCGTGGGGAGTTGCCGACCTGCTCAGCTACCTTCCATGCGTCACGTTCTACCGCCATGGCATAGGTGACGTAGGAATGCCTGAGGGCGTTGTTCTTCCACTCAACCCCTGATTCCTTGGCGAGGTTGCCAATGTGGCGGTTTATGTTCGGTATAAGTTGTTGAGGGACAACGAATCCTGACTTGTCTTTGATATGCTCCAACCACGCCGCAGCATTTTCTGGAATCAGGGCTATACGCCGAGAAGACGTCTTGGTGATCTTCGGGGTTAGGCGAACAGCTCTGTGCGGCAGGTCTATGTCAGTCCACTTCAGCCGCCCGATCTCACTAGACCTCAATCCGACAAACCCACCCAAGATGAGGATGGATAGGAGGAACTCGTCTATGCCGCCAACCAACATGCTCGACACCCTGAGAAGGCAGCGCATCTCTTCGGTTGTGAAGAACTCGGGGTCCTGAGGAATCTCCTTCGGCTTCCTGATACGCTCAGCGAATGTGCGGCGCTCGTATGGCAGGTAGTCGTTGTCACGAGCCCATGTAGCGAACGTCTTGATTGCACGGATGTAGTTTGCTTTTGAAGTCTGACCCCAGTTCTTGGGCATGGAGCGAAGCACTTCTTCTGGGGTTATGTTTTCCAGCGGCGTTTCCTTGAAGTGTCCCACGAATATGCCCACATGCTTGCGCACCGTGCGGATATGGTGGATGGACAGACCGTCGAATCGGTGGCTCTTCAGGTATGCTTGAGCCGTAGAGATAGCTGTTTTTGGTTTGGTTGACTTAGTTTTGTTCATGCGTTAATATGGCAGTGTCGTAAAAAACAACATATATGGCCTCAGTCAAGAAAAATATTCCAGTTTCCCTAAGGTCTTCAGATAGAGAGATGTATGGACTCATCTGGGGACCTGAAGTCGGGGACCTCGACATCGAACTACTCTGCTATCGGGAGGGAGCCCCTAGCTCGCCCGGCAAAGCTCACCACTTCCGGCGGGCTGTTGACCTCCTCTGGAATACCCCTGAGTCCAGCAAGAACTTCGTGTGGCATCCATGGGCTGAGGAGATGCTGGAGGCCATCTGCAAAAACAAGTATCTGTCTGTCGGAGGCTGCGCTAGCTCGGGCAAGACTGACTTCTTCGCTGTGTGGGGGCTGATCGAGTGGCTGTGCGCTCCTCACGCAACGCAGGTGCTCTACACATCGACCTCTCTGAAGGACTCGCGCAAGCGTATTTGGTCCACCGTTGAAGACTATTTCCAAGCCATTCCGGGGCTTCCCGGAAAGATGGTTTCCTCGCAGGGCGTCATCCGCTTCGAGGCTGACGGTATTCAGTCCGACAAGTTCGGGCTCACCCTCGTCGCTTCTGACCGAAAGAAGGAGCGTGACGCTCAGAATAAGTTCATGGGTTTCAAAGCCCCGAGACTGAGACTCGTGGCTGATGAGTTGCCTGAGCTCGCGGACAGTATTCTCACCACCGCCTTCTCTAACCTTGCTCGAAACGAGGACTTCAAGATGGTTGGCATCGGCAACCCAAACTCACACTTTGATCCGCATGGGAGGTTCTCGGAGCCTTATGATGGGTGGACTTCGGTCACTGAGTCGGACTACACTTGGCGGACGAAGTATGGTCGGTTCATTCGGTTTGACGCGGAGCGCAGCCCGAACATCACGCTAGGGTTCGTCAAGTATCCCTTCCTCGCGAAGAAGGAAGACTTGGTCGAAGCTGCTCAGCTTGGTGAGAAGTCTGTTGCCTACTACCGAATGGTCAAAGGATTCTGGTGCCCGATCGGAGCTGATGACAGCATCTACTCTGACGTCGAGATCGAGCGCGGAGGCGGAACTTCCACACCTGTGTGGGCGTCTGACGCCGGTAAAGTGAGGGTCGCAGCTCTTGACGTCGCCTTCACCGCTGGCGGAGACCGATGTGTGCTGCGCTTCGGGACTGTTGGGAAGTCGATCACTGGTTCCCGCCACATCAACTTCGATGAGGTCTTGCTCATCTCGGAGGACGTTACCAACAAAACTGACCCGCGAACCCAGCAAATCTGTCGGCAGGTTCGGGATGAATGCACCAAGCGTGGCGTCAGTATCCGCAACTTCGCACTCGATGCTACAGCTGGTGGTGCTCCGTTCGCTGACGTCCTTGCTGTGTTGTGGGGTCCTGACTTCCTGCGCGTCAACTTCAGCGGACGGGCTTCTGACATGCCCGTGTCATCTTCTGACCAAGCTCCATCTTATGAGCGATACCACGACCGTGTGTCTGAACTATGGTTTGCCGGTAAGGCATTGCTTCGCGCCAAGCAAATCAGCGGACTCGATGCTTCAACGGTTCGTGAAATGGTCTCCCGCAAGTATGACACCGTCAAGGGAGCTGGGAAGTTGCTGCTTCGCGCCGAGCGTAAAATTGACATGAAGGATCGCGTAGGATTCAGCCCTGACTTAGCTGACGCTGCATTCATTCTCATAGACTTGTGTCGATCACGCTTAGGGTTCTCCTCGTCTGAGCGCTCCGCTGGCCGCTCAGTCCACAACGCCAAGCAGTCTTCGCTGAAGAAGGCACTCAAGAGGCTGGATGTCGCTGGACGCGCTCGGAGATTTTAACACCCCATGAAAGTTCTAGCTCCTGCCAAACGCCTGCATGAAGCATTTTACGCGATGGGTGTCCTCGCCAACATTCCCGGAGGACCGCACCACGTCTATTTCCCAACTCGGGAACCGGCTGCCCGTGACTACTTTGACGATCTCAAGGCGATCGCCTCGCGGATGCCATGGATTCGCACCGTCAATCGCGGGCTGCCTGCGCTGATGCAGTATGGCCTCGACCTCCGCCCATACGCGGCCAAGCAGCACGGCAGGTCAATGCTCTCCCAGATGCGCTTCTACTGCGGAGTCTATGACGACAAGCCATGGTTCGAGCGTCTGGAGGCGACGGGAACGCATGTCGTGATCTCCCGCACGCTGACTCAGCAGAACCCACTCTTCCCTTGGACGGACTTACTTGGTGCGCTTCGCCATCACTCGCTCTTCTTTGTCGGCTCCGATGAAGAGTATGAAGCCCTCAAACCCTTAATCCCTGAAGGAGTTTCCGTTGATCGCCGACCCATTGATTGGGGAGGGGCGACTCTTGACGCCTGCTTGAGTGCAGCCCTCTATGTCGGAAACCAATCCCCAGCGCTCGCTGTTGTAGAGGGAGCTCATATCCCAGCTATCACTGAGGTGAGCCTCAGCAACCCGGACAACATTTACATTCGCTCAGAATCGAGGCCCTCATTCAATAACCGAGTGGAGTTCCCTCCCAGCTTCCCCGTCCTTGGTGGTAGCTGTATAGAGTCCCCCGCTGAGGGAATCATCTCAGCGATCTACACTGACTGGCCAACTCCTCCGAATGGGTGGATTGTGAGTGTTGAGGGCAGGGACATTCGACGTTTCGACACTCTTGACGACGCTTGTTTTTATCGGTGCCGCCACTCCCCGGACCTGACGATGCACCATCGCGAGTATGCTCGAAGACTTGTTCTGGAAGAAAATCTCAGAACCCAGCCTGAGTGGGCTGAGGAAGCTGTCGCATATCGTTTGTTCAAAAAACCATCGCTTGCGCTGCGTCAAGCTGCTCGTAAAGTAAGACTTCGGACATTTCTCCCCGATATAAGCAACTACCTGTCGGAATTATGCGACTGACCATCCCCGTTTCCCCTGACACCATCCCTCATCTACCCGCACTGCTCAAGATGCTGAGCTCTACTGATGCGGGGTCGGGACACCAGCTCTACATCATCACATCGGCGGAGTGCCTGAAGGAGGCGGAGAAGTTTTCTACTGACGCTCGCCTCAAGACAAAGTTCGCCGGGGTAGTGATGACTTCAGTTTTCATGTCGCAAATGACCCACCCACACAACTTCTTGTGGGTCTCTTACTTCCGCAATCCGCACCCTGATACGCTTTGGCTCGACCCCGGCGCGGTGATTGTCGGCAAAGCTGGATGGCTCGACCGAATCGAAGCCAGCTTGCGCTTCGCCACATCATTCTTCCTTGGTCCCCAGATTCTTCACACCACAGGAGTATATCGAGCAGGAGCGTCTAAACGCTTGAGGGCTTGGGAGTGTCCGTGCGTGCGAGGCGTATCACAGCTCGCCCATCTGGCTCACGCCAGCCAGCTATCACACATCTATCGGGAGTCCACGTTACTCCGCGTCTCTGACAGCGTCTCTGTCCCAGACCATGTGGAAATTGTCGTCCCAAGAACATGGGGCAAAGTAATCTTGCCACCGCCTAGAGAGCCTAAGGTTGTTGCTGCCGCACCTGTGGTCATCGAGGAAGCCACCCCCGAAGTCACCCTGCAAGTCACCCCCGAAGTCGTCAAGGTTGACACGGAGCAGAATACCGAGGTTAATGTTGCCGCCACACCTCGTGTTGTCCGCCGAGCCAAATCTTGATCGCCATGCAAAACGCCCTACTCGAATTCCAACAGACTGACGACGGTCTGCTCACCGCATCCCCGAAGGGGCGCATCCCAGATCGCCGCATCGCTGACGCCAAGTCTGCGCACGCATCTCTGCGCAAGATGATTGACGACGATGTAGAGTCGAGTCGCGGGAGGGCACAGTTTCAGGCAATGTTTGACGGCCAGCGCCCATACCGAGACGAAGACCTCGTCGAGACAGGTCAGGGCGGTCGCTCCAATCTCAACTTTGACGAGGCTGGTGCTATGCTGGAGTTCAGCATGAGCGGCTATGTGGACCTCTTCTCCAACACGGATGAGTTCCTTCGCTTTAAGCTGCGCCCAAACTCGTTCCCAACCCCGCAGCGCGTTGAGTATGAGGCCCGTATGGGTAAGGTTTTCACAGGTATGCTCCGTAAGTGGAGCAGCTTCTTCCACAAGTTTCTCTACTGCTGCCATCACTTCATCTCGGACGGAGTCTCAATTTGCTACTACCCGGACCACCTTGATTGGCGCTGGCATGTAGCCAAGCTCGGCGACTTTTTCTTTCCACGTCACACGCTCGCTGATCCGGGTTCCATGGAACTCGCTGGCAGCATTCAACGCTACCGCCCCTCCCAGCTATACGCCTACATCAAGAACCCAGAGCAGGCCGCTGAGGTCGGCTGGGATGTAGCCGCAGTTCGCGACGCTCTCGTCAAGTCCGTCAACTCCGCTGGAGACAGACGAATCATGGATTGGGAGCAGGTTCAGGAGCGGCTCAAGAACAACGACCTTTACTTCGACTGTGTGGGCAACGAAATCCCCATCGGGCACCTCTGGGTCAAGGAGTTCTCTGGCATGTGGTCGCACTACCAGTTCCTTGACATCGGGACTCCTGACAAGTTCGTCTATAAGAAGGAAGATAAGTATCCCGCCAACCGTCCTCCGTTCCATGTCTTCATGTTCGGCATCGGTTCCAACGGGTATGTCCACAGCATTCGCGGCCTCGGCTACAAAATCTACCCGCATATCCAAGTGTCTAACCGCCTGCGCAATCAGGTGATTGACTCCGCGATGCTGTCGAGCTCCGTGATGATTCAGCCCGCTGACGAGCAAGCTCTCGCTGACTTGTCGCTGACATACTACGGACCATACGCGATCTTGACGCCCGGCAACAAAGTCATCGAGCGCACGATCCCGAACCTATCCAACAACGCGCTGCCCGTTATCAGCGATATGTCCTCGATGCTTCAGAGCAAGTCTGGGCAATACAGCTCGGTGGGCATGTTTGCTGACGACAAGGAGCGCACACGTTTCGAGGTTGAAGCCTACGTTGCTCGCATGAGCAAACTCAGCATCACGAGCCTCAATCTATTCTACGAACCTTTCCAGAACCTTCTCCGTGAGGTTGCCCGGCGCGTGTTCAACCCAGCTTATGGGCCAGACCTTCCCGGCGGTGATCTTGTGGTCGAGCTTCGTGATCGACTCCTCGAAGAAGGCGTTCCAGAAGAAGCCTTTGGAGTCATTGACTTTGACCGCTGCACCGTCAACCGCGCTGTTGGAGGCGGATCTCCTGAAGCTCGTCAGCTGATTCTCAACGAGCTAGCTAGAGAAGCCCCAGCATTTGACGAAGTTGGTCGCCACAACTTGTTGCGTGACCGAGTGGCCGCACGAGTCGGATACGATCTCGCTGACCGCTACGTTCCTGAGAGCACCGAGCCTCGCCCAACTATTGACGACAAGCTCGCAGTCTTGGAGAACTCGCACCTCATCGGCGGCGAAGATATTAAGGCTCAATCCAACGAGCTTCACCTCATCCACTTGAAGCACCACGACGCCCGCTTGCGTCAATACTTTGATGCGCTCGAATCCGGTCAGGCCAATCTGGCTGAGGTCGTTCAGCCAATGGTGATGATCCACGCCCACGCCACGCAGCACGTCGAAATGGGTGGGGTTGACCCTGCGATCTCTGACATGGTAGCCATCTACCGCCAGCAGCTCCAGCAATATGGGGAGATGATCTGGAACGGTCAGGAGAAGCTCAAAGCCGAAGCTCGCAAAGCTGAAGAAGCCGCCGCAGCAGAAGCTCCAGAAGGGCAGCAGGCTGCTCCGACGCAGGACCAATCTCTCCCACCCGAGATGGAGCGCAAGCTCATCGAACACAATCTCCGGCTTCAGATGAAGCAGGACGAGCATCAACAAAAACTCCAGATGCGCCAAGCTGAGTTCGCTCAGAAGCAGGCCATCAACGACGCCAAGGAGGCCGCTAAACTCCGCCGCCTCGGTGTGTAACTTCTATGCCCGAAACCCCACCACCCCCAATCCCGACCACCCTCATTGAGTGGTCCAAGACAGAATCCTACCGAGACACTCTAGGCTCGGCGCTACGTCAACCTTTCATGGTTGGCGCTATCGCAGTCTTGCGCCAGATGAACGCACCCAAGCCCGTGACCTCTTCGGACTTAGGAGCAGGAGCACTCTGCCACCAGTTCCATGCTGGCTGGGAAGCGTGCCTTCGCGCTCTTCAAGACCTTCCCGGATTCAATGAAGGAGCCTTCTCCAAAGTGCAGAAGGCCGCCGAACTTGAACAATCAGGTCCTTGGAAGTGGGCCTCTCCGAACAACTAACTCCATCAACCCCAAGACAATAACCCCCACTCATTATGCCTGCTGACCCTACCGCCCCCACCGAACCGTCCTCCGCACCTCAGGAAACAATCATTGATCGCCTTGGCTCCCTTGACGATCTGTTCGCGGATACTCCGCCTCCTACCGATCCGGGTAGCCAGACTCCTACGAACCCAACAATCCCGACGCCCCCAACCCCTGATTCCGAGAAGGATGACATGGCGTCTTTCCTTGGTAAGGAGGACCCTGCACCTGTTGACCCAGCTACTTCTACCACAGAGCCCGACGACAAGGTTCCAGAGGGTATGACCGAAAAGGCTGGCCAACGCTGGAAGGAACTCAAATCCGAGATCAAAGAGTGGCGTCGTAAGTATGAGGAGGCTTCTACCTCTCAGGTTCCGGCTGAAGAGCTGGCCAAACTCAAGTCAGCCGAAGCTGAAGTTTCATCCCTCCGTGAGCGCCTTGAGAACTATGAGCGTGAGATCACCGGCGTCAAACTTGAGGCCACCGAAGAATACCAGAAGCGTGTCACTCAGCCTCTTGACACCCTTCGCGCAACTGTCCAAGACCTCGCTGACACCTACGAACTTGACCTCGAAGCCCTCAACGCGGCTGTTGTCGAAGACAATCGCAAGGAGCGCGTCAAGAAGCTAGCCCAGCTAGCTGAGTCGATGCTGGAGCCTGATCGTTTGAAACTCTACCGCGCCGCTGACGAGTTCGACGCCGTAGTCGAAACCAAGATGTCCCTTGAGGAGAACGCTGCTGAGACGCTTCAGCGTTTCGAGCGTGAGCGCTCGGAGACGCAACGTCGTCAGTCGATCGAAGACCTTCGTAAACAGAAGGAAGCCGCCGACCAGATGTGGGAGCTGATGTCCCGCAAGCTGCCGTTCTTGGCTGACGAAGCTACAGCCAAGGCGATTCGCGCTGAGGCTGACACGGTTGATTTCAGCTCAGCTGATCCGGGGCTTCGCGCCTACGGAGCTTATGCTGGGGCCGCTCTCCCGCGTTTGTCCAAAGCCCTCCGTGAAAAAGAAGTGCGAATCGCTGAGTTGGAACGGCAGATTGGAGCTTTGAGAGGCTCTACACCTGCCGCCGGAGGCAGTGCTCCACCAAGCGGAGTGAGGTCTGGATCGTTCCTTGACGCCATTGAAGCAGGGCTTGGGGGTCGATAAGTTTTTTCGCTTGACTGACAGTGGGCTCGTCATAGTTTGACGACGAGTTCGCTCGGTATCTCCAAAACCGTTCACCGTTAGAGACTATGAGCCTATTGTCCCTTGGCTCGGGGAGCCCACCTGTCAGTCAATCACACCCCCTTTACCCCCTCTCTATTTTATGCCTACTATCGCATCTCTCTCTGGAGCTCAGCTCGACTCGGTGAACTCTATCCTCGTCAACGAGGCTGGCCGCATCGGTCCTGACATCTACACCAAGTCCCTCAACACCTCTGCATGGATCAACCTCGCTCAGCGTGGTTCTTTCCCTGACGAGATGGGTGACATAATCAACGTCCTCACTTGGGAGCGCTCCCTTCCCGGCGCTCTTGGCGCAGGTCTTAACTGGACCAGCGTCAATACCCAGACGTATTTCAATAACGATGGGAACCCCGGCAACGGCTCATCCACTGACGGCTCTCCTACCAGCTTCGCTAATCCGAATACCTGCTTGCCGACACCTGTCACCATCGGCTTCGGCCAGACGGTGCGCTCTTACGGCCTCAAGCAGGCTGCTGTGCAGAGCCCAAAAATCTGTGTTCATGACCTTCGCTTTGCCGCGAAGCGCAAGGACCAGCTCACGGCGATGTTCAACATCCTCAAGGACAACACCAAGTGGGCTTGGGAGTCCTACTATCGCTCTGCTTACGCTGACATGGCCGAGCACAAAGTGTTGGTGACTTCTACCCTCGCAAGTGTTGACGGAGCCGAGACTTGGCCAACTCCAGACGCGAACACTCTGGGCACTTTGCGTCACATCTCGCAAGGAATCCTCGACCGCATTTACCTCAAACTCGTTCGCGAAGGCGCTGAGCCTTGGGGTATGGAGAACGGTCGCCCGGTTTATGCCGTGGTGCTCAGCCCTGAAGCTCAGGAGTTCCTGTTCCGTGGCATCGGTGCGCTAAATCTGCGCGACGACTTCCGCTACAACAACTCCCGAGTCAGCGAGCTGCTCGCCCCGCTGGGTGTGGAGCGCTCTTACAAGGGCTGGTTCTATCTGGTGGATATGTTCCCTCGTCGCTTCAACATCGACCTAACTCTGGTGGGTGCTAACAGATTCAAGGAAATCCTCCCGTTCACCCCCGTGGAAGCCACTAACGGGCGCAAGTTCGTCCTTAACCTCGACTATGAACTCGCTGACATCGAGGAAGCCTACGTCTATGTTCGCGAAGCCCTTGAGTTCCAAGTGCCTAAGGCTATCACCGCTCCCGGCGGCGGCACAACCTTCACCGCGCAGAACTACATGGGCGACTTCCGCTGGCTCAACATCCCTAACGAAACCACCAACCCTGACGGGACGATTGGTTTCTTCCGTGGTGTCATGAGCTGTGCCACCAAGCCGGTCTCCCCTGACCTCGCTACGGTCATCCGCTTCCGCCGGTGCATCCCTAGCTCTGTTGGTCTGGAGTGCAACGCGACCAGCGACCCAACGCCAACTGATGCCACTACCGTTCCTGTGGTGTAACCTACTGTAAGTGACGGGAAGGAGGGGCTTCTACCCCCTCCTTCCCTGACCTTATAAACCCTCCAACCCTGATCCCCTGTGACTAGCTTTCCCGCTCCCGCAGACTTTGAAGTCCCTGACAACATCGAAGCTGGCGACACCTTCGAGGCAATGGCTGAGCTTCGGCTGGAGCCAGATGGCAGGTTAACGCTCGTCGGTCTTGACGGGTATGAGTGTGGTTGCAAGGACATGGAGGAAGATGAAGACGAGGACGAAGGACCTGAAAGCGGACCTCACAAAGGCAAGAGCTTCGTCAATCAGGTCGAAATAAAATTCGGTTCTGCTGGACTCGACTGATGAAATTACATGTCGCCATCGACGATCGTGCTTTGGTGACTTCACCACGCGATCGCGTCCCTATCCGTAAACTGACCGCTCGACGCGATGACAGTTTGACGATCGACGTCACGTTCTCAATGAACGGGCGCATCACGTCACTGCCAGCTGGCAGCACGGTCACAATCGCCGCATACCAAGGCCCCGGTTCAAGGGTTGCCTTGGTTTCTGCTTCCAACTCATCCGTTATTGGGCGTGGAACCTCGACCATCTACCGCTTCAACGCGTTCAGTTTTGCATTGGGCACGCTTGACTCTGCTTTTGCTTCCCAGCCGGTCATCCCGATAGTCTTTGAACTGCGCGTCAACTCTGGTTCTGGTGGATTTACCACGGCTCCTGTGACGCTCGAAGTAACTCAGACAGCCAACATCGGGACAGTCACTCCCCCAACCCCTACTCCCTCCCCA